AATTTGGTTCACCACAAGCATATTTTGAACAATTTGAGGTTGATACATCTCGTGTATTGCATACTCCAATTACAAATGTGGAAGAACTTAAATTTGATTTGATTGGCCAGTTGGAAGGATTGGATCGCGCCGATAAAGTCATCATTGTGATTGACTCTATTGGTAACCTTGCATCTAAAAAAGAGATGGAAGATGCTATTAATGAAAAATCTGTGGCAGATATGTCTCGTGCTAAAGCTTTAAAAGGTCTTTTCCGTATGACAACACCTTATCTTGCCATGAAAGATATTCCATTATTGGCTGTGAACCATACATATCAAGAGATTGGATTATTTCCTAAGGCAATTGTATCTGGTGGTACTGGCATTTATTATTCTGCCGATAACATTTGGATCCTTGGTCGTAGACAAAACAAAAAGGGAACTGAAGTTACCGGTTATGATTTTGTAATTAATGTTGAAAAGTCTCGGTATGTAAAAGAAAAATCTAAAATTCCTATTACAGTATCCTGGGAAGGTGGTGTAGAGAAATATTCTGGTCTTTTGGATGTTGCTATGATTGGAGGATATGCACGTAAACCTAGTAATGGTTGGTATGAGGCAATTAATCCTGCAACTGGTGAAGTACTTACTGGTAAAACACGCGAGGCTGGAACTCTGGAAGAAGATTTTTGGAACCCAGTATTTACTCAAACTGACTTTAAAGAATATATTAAGAAGGCATATACAATTGGACATAAGTCTGAAATTGATATGGATGCATTGGTAGATGAAGCATAAAGAAAACGAAACATACCAACTTGTGCCTGGAGGTGATGGTGACCAACATTGGTTGGTCCGATTTCTCGAAGGTCCATTTGCTGAAACAGTAATTCAATTTGGATCAATCACTGTCAATGAGGAGGATGAAGGTACTATGTCCTTTAACTTCTTTGTCGAATCATCACCAGATTCTGAATTGACATCCGAAAATGTTGATTTACAGTTATGGGCTGGTGATGTACTACAAGAGATCATTAGAGATGCAATTGAAACTAATACTGCAGTACTAAAGGAAAGAGAATGAAAATTTTAATTTGTGGTTTACCAGGCGCAGGTAAAACTCATCTAGCCGAAAGGCTAGTAAAACATTTGGATAATTGTGCATGGTATAATGCAGATGTCATTCGTGGTGCTGCAAACGATTGGGACTTTAGTCCTATTGGCCGTGTAAGACAAGCAAATCGTATGAGAACATTTGCAGATTTTGAGGTATCAAATGGTCGTTGGGTTGTATGTGACTTTGTTGCACCAACCAATGAAACACGTAAGCAATTTGAACCAGATGTAACTATTTGGATTGATACAATTAACGAAGGTCGATTTGAAGATACTAATAAGATGTTTGAAAAACCAGATAGTGTTAACTATCATATTAAGACACATTTAACTGATGGTGGTATTGCTGGTTTGGCAAATGAAATTAAAGCAAAATTTATTAAAGAAGCAGCGATGGGAATTGATTAATGTTTGATCCACTAAATCCTACAGTTCAAATGCTTGGTAGATGGCAACCTTGGCATGATGGACATACAGAACTTTTTAAGCGTTGTCACGCCATGACCGGCCAAGTGGCTATTATGATCCGTCAAGTTCCAGAAAAACGTGAAGCAAATTCTCGTGTGCCTGGTCAAGATGATAATCCATTTGATATTGAAACAGTAAAGGAAAATATTGCTGGTGCACTATTCATGCATGGGTTTACTTTGGATGAAGATTATGTTATAATGGTAGTACCAAACATCGTGGATATTAGTTATGGCCGTGGTGTTGGTTATACATTTACAGAGCATGATCTTGGTAATGAAGTTCATAATATTTCAGCCACCAAAATTCGTGCAAAGATGAGGGAAGAAGGTAAACTTGCAGACAAATCTTGAACAAGTCATTCTTCGTAATCTGCTTACAGATGAAAACTATATGCGTAAGGTTTTGCCATTTGTTAAGCCAGATTATTTTGAAGGTGTCTATCGTATATTATTTAAAGAAGCAGGTAAGTTTGTTGGCAAATATAACAAACTACCTACGGCTGAAACGTTTAAAATTGAACTAGATCAATCGGACAGAATTGCAGGTGAACAATATACAGTGGCAGTTGATTTATTGCCACAGTTATTTAATAAGGATCCGGTTGATGAAGAATGGCTACTAAATAATACAGAAAAATGGTGCCAGGATAGAGCCATTTATAATGCTATTATGGAATCAATTTCTATTATTGATGGTAAACATGAAACAATGACCAAAGGTGCTCTTCCTGATTTGCTCAGTAAGGCACTTGGTGTTGCATTTGATACAAATGTTGGACATGATTATATTGAAAACTATGAACAACGTTTTGATTTTTACCATACAGAGGAAGATAGGATTCCATTTGATCTCGAGTATTTTAATAAGATTACAAAGGGTGGTGTACCTCGTAAAACACTTAACATTGCCCTTGCAGGTACTGGCGTTGGCAAGTCTTTATTCATGTGTCATGTTGCTGCTGGTGCTTTGGTAGAAGGACGTAATGTTCTTTATATTACTATGGAAATGGCTGAAGAAAGAATTGCCGAGCGTATTGATGCTAACTTGTTAAATACACCTATAGACCAATTGCCTAATCTTTCACGTGAAATGTTTAGGACTAAAATTGAGGATTTAACGCGTAAAACAACAGGTAAATTAATCGTAAAAGAATATCCTACTGGTTCTGCTCATGCTGGTCACTTCCGTGCACTCTTAAATGAATTAAAATTAAAAAGACAATTTGAACCAGATATTATTTTTATTGATTATTTAAATATCTGTGCATCATCAAGAATGAAAGGAATGGGTGGTGCTATCAATAGTTATAACTATATCAAAGCAATTGCTGAAGAGTTACGTGGCCTTGCGGTCGAGTTCGATGTACCAGTATTTTCAGCCACGCAAACAACTCGTTCAGGCTACTCGAATAGTGATGTTGGTTTGGAGGATACGTCTGAGTCTTTTGGGCTTCCGGCTACGGCGGATCTTATGTTTGCCCTTATCTCTACTGAGGAACTTGAGAACCTGGGTCAGATGATGGTTAAACAATTAAAGAATCGTTATAATGATCCAACATCAAATAAAAGATTTGTAATTGGTGTTGATCGCAGTAAAATGAGACTATATGATGTTGATGAAAATGAACAAAATCTTACTGACGATACACCAGTATTTGATAAATCAAAATTCAACGAGGATACATCTAAATTTAAGGATTTTAAGTTATGATCTATAAAGGACCACAATTAAGTACATATTGGGGTGATGACCAATATAAAAATAGAATGGCACACGTTATGAAAAATGAACAAGGTTATTATATTGAAATGTATGATAATGAAGTTCTTATTGAAACCAGACCTTTATATGAACACAGCGAAATTTATGCAGAGAATGCTGCAGAAAATTTTGTGATGGGAATTTTAAATCCATGAGTGATCGTAAGATTCTTTTTATTACAGACTTGATTGACCAAAGACTTCGCAAGGAAAAAGAAATTGAGTATTATGAAAAGGAACTTGAAGAGATTACAAAGAAACTTTTCTTTTTAAAGAAAGAAAAAGACCTTACAGAGCTCATCATAAATATAATACAGAGTGAAAAAGTAATTGATGTGCGTGAAAATATTTATGATCAAATAGGATTAAATGATGAAAGTAAAACTAATTAGTCATTCACAAGGAGAAAAAAATGAAAGTCTCCAGGACATTATTGCCTATACAGCCCGTGTCTCGAATCCATCCAACCAAGGATCAACCGAAACGCAAGAAAGATTATTACGATATCTCATCCGAGAAAAACACTGGTCGCCCTTCGAAATGGCTTCCGCTTGCTTGGAAATAGAAACTACTCGCGATATTGCAAGACAGCTATTAAGACATAGATCATTTTCATTTCAAGAGTTTTCTCAACGATATGCAGATCCAACCAAGGATTTGAAATTTTCTATGCGTGAGGCACGTCTACAGGACACAAAGAATAGACAAAATAGTATTGAAGTTGATGACACTGATCTTAAATTGGATTGGTTAAAACAACAATCAGAAGTAATGGTACAAGCAAAGAAATCATATGAATGGGCAATTGAAAATGGAATCGCTAAAGAACAAGCTCGTGCAGTATTACCGGAAGGTATTATTGAATCTCGACTCTATGTTAATGGAACCATCCGGTCCTGGATCCATTATATCGACTTACGCTCTGGACACGGTACACAGAAAGAACACATAGAATTAGCAAGAGCCTGTGCAGATGCTCTTGAACCAGTCTTTCCGATGATTCGCGAATTCTGCCATTAAAAAATTAAAATAATTTAAAAAAATGCATTTTAGGGGTTTACAAGCACTTCTTTTTGGTATATAATATACTTATAAAATCAAAGAGGAGATAAAAACTATGTCAAAAGGTATTTCAACAACTAAATTGAAAAAAAATATTCAATCACTTCCACGTGAAAAACAGCGTGAATCAATTGAAAGATTCCTTAGAGTTCTTCCACAGTGGATTATGGATGAAGTTGCTAAACCTACTCCAAATGAAAAGGTTATCAAATACCTTGAATCTCAACTTAAAATGGTTCGTGGTCTTTGGTCTGACTATCTCATCAAACATCATGTAAAAGGTGCATAATGAAATATCTTTTTCTTGGTGCATGTGCTCTTGCTTTTCTTGGTGGACTTATTACAGGCAAGTCTGCCTTTGGTCATACGTGGCATGAGCCTGAGGAAGAGATCGCCTGTATTGCGCAGAATATTTACTGGGAAGCTCGTAATCAACCAGCGAAAGGAATGATTGGTGTCGCTCTTGTCACTCGTAATCGTGTCATGGATGTGCGTTTTCCTCATTCATATTGTGAGGTTATTGAACAGGGACCTACAAGAAAATCTTGGAAAGATCCAAACATGGAATACCCGATTCGCCATCGGTGTCAATTCAGTTGGTATTGTGATGGCAAGTCTGATGATATTCCTAATCATGACCGTGATGTCTATCAGTTTGCTATTTCCATTGCTTATAAGATCTATTTCGGAGAGCTTAGAGACTTTACAAATGGGGCCACTCATTATCATGCTACCTACGTAAGGCCTGATTGGAGTGAATCAAAAACCAAAACACTTAGAATTGCTGATCATATTTTTTATAGATGGGAGATGCCATGATTTTTAATTATAAAACAGAAGAATTTGAAGAACCTAATTATAAATTCAATGAACGTGAATTGATTGAAGAGTTTCAGGACTATATTGACTCAACTTATCAATCACATTATTCGAAAGATAAGTTTCAAGCCACTGAGTTTATTATCGATGGTGGACATGGTACTGGTTTCTGTATTGGAAATGTCTTGAAATATGCACAACGATACGGTAAAAAAGGATCCGTCGAAGATGCTCGGAAGGATCTCATGAAGGTCTTGCACTATGCACTTATACAGCTCTATATCCATGACACTTCCAGCAAGGATGAGTAGGGATGGCCGAAACCACCCCTACCCTAGAGACCGCCTCAGCGGTCTTGCGAGAGCCCTCGGTTAGTTAGCGAGAGGATTGTCGAGGGCTCTCTGTAACTTCTTATTCAGTCCGTCTTCTAGACTTTTCAGATCTCTTTCTACTTTTGCTTCAAGATCATCCATTCTACTCTGATTGGATTCTTGAAGTCGATTTGCTTTTTCATCGTAATCATTTTGAAGTCGATCACGTTTATTCTCAAAACGTTCTTCAGCATTTTTAATTATCGTACGTGTTTCTTCTTC